GCACGTTTTTTCAAATAAACAAAAGGGTACCCATACCCCCCAAAATTTTTCCTATACTTTTTAAAGTTTGGGATGTTAGAATAAGTCAACCGAGGAATTGATATGGGATTTTTAAGTAAAGCATTTAAAAAAGTTAAGAAACAAATACAGCCTAACAATATGATGATTGGCAGTTTGCCTAAAAGGCCAAAGCGTGGAGGCGGTTTTTTAAGTAAAATAAGAAATAAAGCTTTTGATAGAATAGAATCTGGAAAAATACCTGCGCGTAGCGGTTTCTTAAGAGGGCAATACTTTGGGCCTCGAGGGAATATGGGTTCTGATTTTAGAATGCCCCAAAAACGTAGCGGTTTTGGATTTGGATTAGGCGAAGCTATTCGCAGATTAAACGAACAAGGCGGTATAGGTATGAAATCTGACGGTATAAGATCTGATCCTAGAAGACCAAGTATGCCAAGAATACCCCAACCTATACCAGAAAGAATGCCAACAGACCCAATCTCTTATTACAACTCAACTATTTTTGGTCAACCTATCCCTGAAGGCGCTGACTTCAGCAACATGCCTGATTTCTCTCAAATAGATATGTCTCAATTAGACATACCAACTCTTCCTAGAGAAATTTCTCAAATGGATCTTCCGCAAATGCCAGAAGGTTTACCAAGTATGCAAGACGTTCAGAGAATGCCTCAAATGGGTATGAACGATATGCAACCACGTAGGATGATGGCAGGTGGCGACGAAGTATTTATGCCTAGCACCCCAGAGCAAATAGCTTTTAGTATTGAAGCTGAAATTAAAAACTTAATGAATGAGTATGAGATGGCTGCTAACAATGGCGAAAATGAAAGAGCAATGATGCTCAATGAACAGATTAATGAATTAGAAGCTCAAAAAATTGAAGTAATGAATCAAGGTAGACCCCAACTAGCAGAAGGCGACGAAGTATTCCCCGACCTAACAGGCGATGGTAAAGTAACTCAAGCAGATATATTAAAAGGCCGAGGCGTTTACGCTGAAGGCGATGAGGTAATGATGATGCAAGAAACTGATATGATGGCGCCAGGAAACCAAGAGATTGAAGAAAGCTTAATGGAAGTCCAAGGTATGCAACCAGACATGCAAGTGTTAGATCAATACGTGCAAATGGTTACCCAAATGATTCAAGCTGGAGCATCCGAAGCAGAAGTAATTGAGTCTCTAAGACAAGCTGGTTTAGATGACGACGATATTGCTGCTGTATTTCAAGCCGTAATGGAAACTATGCAAAACAGTATGGAGCAAGGCGGTATCGACTCAGAGCTAGCTCAACTAGGTTAGAGATGGCTGAGTTGCCGTTTATAGATCGCGTACGCAATCCGCAGAACTATCCAAACCCAACCAAATTCGATAAGGAAGGCCGTCCGCAAACTCATTTGCTTTCAGCAGATATAGACGACAAGACTGGGAACTGGATTGTTTATCCTAAATTAGTTATTAAAGACGGCAAGTACGTTGAACAAAGCATGCAAGACGCAATCAACTCTGGCGACTCAGTTAACTTTGGTAAAGACCAAGACTCAGCAATTGAGTTTTCTAAAACCTACAAAAACGAACTTAATCCAGACTTTGAAAAATACTACGAAGACTTTAGAGTAAAAAAAGAAACGGGCGGCGAAATACAATCTTTGATGGATGAGATTGGTATTAAACCAATAGGGGAAACTTCGTCTTTTAAAATGGCAATGGCTGTTCTATCTCCAGAACAAAAACTTAAAAAAATAAAGTTACTAAAAAAATATTTTGACAAAATGAGTCGAGCAGAAAGTTTAGAAAAGCCAGGCGCTGCTCTAAGCGATCTATCAGACGCAACAAAACTTAAAAAAGGAATTCCTTACAGTTCTACAAAATCAATTCAAAAAGAACTTGACCAATTACAAGGCTCAGAAAAATTAGATTTAAATTTATTGGCAAGACTAAGAAAAGAACTTAATATATAACATATGGATTTTTCCAAACTTACAGAGGCTGAACTCAAAGAAGCCCTGCTGCTTTTAGAAAAGCAAGACGGTTACTCAACGCAAGACGAGTGCCAAGAATCTTTTCTAAGCTACGTCAACCACATGTGGCCAGAATTTGTCTGCGGTCGCCATCACGTTATCTTTGCCGAAAAGCTAGAACAAGTAGCCAGAGGAGAGATCAATCGTTTAATTGTTAACATGCCCCCTCGACATACTAAGTCTGAGTTTGCTTCAACCTTCTTTCCGTCTTGGGTGATGGGACTTAAACCTAAAATGAAAATAATGGAGACGACCCATACGGGTGAGCTCGCCGTTAGGTTCGGTCGTAAAGTTCGTAACTTGATGGATCAAGAAGAATACAAACAAGTTTTTCCTAACGTCAATCTGCAGGCTGACAATAAATCAGCAGGACGTTGGGAAACCAATAAGGGTGGCGAATACTTTGCAGCAGGTGTGGGTGGGGCTGTAACTGGGCGGGGTGCGGATCTGTTAATTATTGATGATCCGCATTCTGAACAGGATGCTCTATCTCCGACCGCGTTAGAGTCTGCATATGAGTGGTACACCTCTGGACCAAGACAGCGTTTACAACCAAAAGGTGCGATTGTAATTGTTATGACGCGTTGGTCTTCTATCGACCTAACCGCTAAATTACTAGATGCGCAGAAAGAACCTTTGGCTGACCAATGGGAAGTGATAGAGTTCCCTGCTATTTTCCCAGATACAGAGAAACCTCTTTGGCCTGAGTATTGGGCGTTAGAAGAATTACAAAAAGTTAAAGCGTCTTTGCCTGGTATGAAGTGGAATGCTCAGTGGATGCAAAATCCTACCGCAGAAGAGGGTTCTATTATCAAACGCGACTGGTGGCAAAGATGGAAGCATGATACTTTGCCGTCGGTTAAGTACATCATGCAGTCTTACGATACTGCTTTTTCTAAAAAAGAAAGTGCCGATTACTCAGCTATCTCAACTTGGGGTGTTTTTAGACCCAACGAAGATTCGCCCGATTGCGTTATTTTATTAGACGCTCAAAGAGGGCGTTGGGATTTTCCAGAACTAAAAGAAATAGCTATGCGTGAGTACCAATATTGGGAAACAGATATGGTATTGATTGAAGCTAAGGCTTCTGGAACTCCGCTTACCCATGAGCTTAGAAGAATGGGAATCCCTGTTGTTAATTACTCGCCGACCAGAGGCCATGATAAAACAACTAGGATGCATTCAGTTGCGCCTATCTTTGAATCAGAAATGGTGTATGCACCCAATAGAGCATTTGCTGAAGATATGATTGAAGAATGTGCGTCATTTCCGTTTGGAGCTCACGATGATTTATGTGATACTATGACTCAAGCTTTGATGCGATTCCGCGAAGGCGGTTTTGTTTCTTTAGATAGTGATTACGAAGATCAAGAACGCGAACCTAGACAGAGAGTTTATTACTGATGGCAATAGAAAGACAAACACCCGATCCAGCTCAAGAAGTTGAAGAATTTCAAGATATGACATCTGAGCAGTCAACCGATGATATTGATAGTGAGATTATTGAAATCTTAGGAGAGCTAGACGAAGAAGGTGTTCAGTATCAAGATGATGGATCTGTTATCTTGGGTGACTTAGACGAAGATATGGGAGATGTAGGCTTTGGTGAGAACTTAGCTGAAGTTGTTGAAGATTCTGAAATTAATAAAATTTATATTGAGCTAACAGCAGCAATTGAAAACGATAAGTCTGCCAGAGAAGATTGGGAAAAAACTTATACCGACGGTTTAAAATACTTAGGTATGAAGTTTGACAACAATCGCTCTGAACCATTTGAAGGCGCGTCAGGTGTAATTCATCCTTTGTTGGGAGAAAGTGTTACCCAATTCCAAGCTCAAGCTTACAAAGAATTATTGCCAGCAGGCGGACCAGTTAAAACTCAAGTAGTTGGTGAATACAGTCCAGTAATAGAAGAGCAAGCTCAACGCGTGCGTGAGTTTATGAATTACCAAATTATGCACGTGATGGAAGAGTACGACGAAGACTTAGATCAGATGTTGTTCTATCTTCCGTTAGCAGGTTCTGCTTTTAAGAAAGTTTATTACGATGAAAATTTAAAACGTGCTGTTTCTAAGTTTGTTGCACCCGAAGATTTAATTGTTCCTTACTATACAACCGACCTAGATTCTTGCCCAAGAATTACTCACTTAATTAAAATGCCAGAGAACGAAGTTAAAAAACTTCAAGCTATTGGTTTTTACAGAGACATTAAAGTTGACGGCGGCAATAACCTAGTTGGTAATACTGGTTTAGATTCAGAGTTAGAAAAACTAGAGGGTGTTGAACCTTCTTACGATACAGGCGAAGTCTGTCATTTGTATGAAGTTCATTGCAATCTAGACTTAGATGGTTTTGAAGATACCAACGAAGAAGGTGAATTTACAGAAGTAAAACTGCCTTACATCGTAACGATTGATACCAACAGCGAAAACATTTTATCTATCAGAAGAAACTTTGAAGAAGACGATCCGATGAAGAAAAAAATTGCTTACTTCGTACATTTTAAATTCTTACCAGGTCTAGGATTCTACGGCTTTGGTTTAACTCATATGATAGGTGGCTTATCTAAAGCTTCAACTTCAATTGTCAGACAGTTGATAGATGCTGGAACTTTAGCTAATTTGCCCGCAGGATTTAAAACCCGAGGGATTCGTATTAGAGATGAAGACACGCCTATTCAACCAGGCGAGTTTAGAGACGTAGATGCACCCGCAGGAAGTTTGCGAGATGCTATTCAGCCTCTGCCATTTAAAGAGCCAAGTGCTACTTTATTGCAGTTGTTAGGCTTATTGGTTCAAAGCGGTCAACGTTTTGCGTCAATAGCAGAAATAAATATAGGCGAAGGTAACTCTCAAGCACCCGTAGGAACTACTATTGCTCTATTAGAAAAGTCAACAAAAGTCTTGTCTGCCATTCATAAACGATTGCATGCAGGTCAAAAGAAAGAATTTAACATGTTGGCTTCAATATTCTCTAAAAGCTTACCCCCTGTTTATCCTTACGCTGTATCGGGCGGTCAGATGGAAATTAAACAAACTGACTTTGATGAAAGGGTAGATGTCTTCCCTGTTTCAAATCCAGATATTTTCTCTACCAGCCAACGAATAATTATGGCTCAAGAGATGATGCAGTTAGTTCAATCTAATCCAGAAATACATGGGCCAAATGGAATGTATGAGGCCTATAGAAGAATGTATGCAGCTTTGGGAACTGACAATATTGATGCGTTATTAATTCCACCCCCAGATACTCAGCCTAAACCGATTGAGTCTGGAATGGAAAATAGCACTTTATTAATGGGTGGTACGGCTCAAGCGTTTATGCAACAAAACCATGATGCTCATATAGCATCTCACGTTAACTTGTTAAACATGCAGCCAGTTCAAATGAACGCTCAAATTCAAGCAAACATATATTCGCATATCATGCAGCATCTACAGATGAAAGCCGATATGATTGCGCAACAACAGATGCCGCCCGAGGCCCAGCAGCAATATCAACAATTGCAGCAACAAGCCCAACAATCCACACCTGTTGACGCGGCGGCGCTTAATCAACAAGCCAACGATATATTGGCTCAGTTTAGCTCTCCTATAATGACCGATCTAGTAGGACAATTTGCTCAACAAGTAGCAACGCCTCCGCAAGAAGATCCTTTGGTTGTTATTAGAAAACAAGAGTTAGCACTTAAAGGTCAAGAGTTACAACAAGACAAAGAACAGTTCCAAATGAAGGAACAAATGCGTTCTCAAGAACAATCCCGACAAGATAAAATAGATCGAGAGCGTATTGACGCTCAGCGAGATATTGCTAGAATGAAAGACGATACAACTCAAGATAGACTTGACCAACAAAAAGAACTAAAATTGATTGATCTTGGGTTAAACCAGATAGATCAATACAGGTAAAAAAATGGCTAAAAATATTAAAGTAATAAAAAACAAACTTTCATACAGTAATAAAGGAACTGTTTCGTCTAAAGTAAAGACGGGAACTTTTTCAGCAAGTACCACTCCAACTCCAGGAACAGGTAAAGGCAAAGCTAGGGGGCTCGGCGAAGCTTCATCTGGCGGTAAGTTTTCTGGCATTTATTAATGTCAGCAATTTGGGTAGCTGACCAATTACAAAAGCGGCTAAAGGAGAAGAAAGAAGACACCCAAAGTCAAATACTTAATGGTGCTAAATCTTTTGAAGATTATCAATATCTACGTGGACGTTACAACTCCCTCGTTGACGTAGAACAAGAACTTAGGGAATTGCTAGAGAGGATAGAACAAAATGACGAAGAACAAGGTACTGGTCCCTGACCATATAGCTGCTGAAATTGAAAAAGATAAAACAGCAGCAATAAAAGAAGAAGAGAAATCTGAAGTTGACAAAGCTTTTGTTAGCTCAGAAGAAAGAGTTCTTGATCCTACGTTAGTAGATAAGAGCTTAATTGAAAGAATGCCTAGCCCTTCAGGTTGGCGCATGTTGATTCTTCCCTACAGAGGTAGAGGAGTAACAAAAGGTGGGATTCACCTAACCAAAGAATCCGTAGACAGAGAAGCTTTAGCTTCAGTAGTGGCTTATGTTATTAAGATGGGCCCACTCTGTTATCAAGACAAGAAAAAATTTGGAGACACACCTTGGTGTGAAGAACGGCAATGGGTGCTAATTGGTCGGTATGCTGGAGCTCGCTTTAAGTTAGGCGATGATGCAGAATGCCGTATTATTAACGACGACGAGGTTATCGCTACGATCGCAGATCC